ATCACATGCCCATTGGTAATTGATAATTTTTTAAATATTTCAAAAGATGATGTAGTTACAAATAAATTTCTTTGATTAAAATCATTGGCACCCCATGAAACTATAGAACCATCTTTTTTAGAACAAATGGTGTGAAAATATCCTGCGGCTATCGTGCTTGCATTGTTTAGCCCAAGTGGCGGTATTGATTGCCCCTCTTGATTTCTTCCCCAACAAACAACTCTGTCATTTTTAGTAATTGCAGCTACATGATAAAGCCCAGAATCAACATTTTTTATCTCGGCAATATTTGGAGGTATATTTACTTGACCAAAATTATTTTGCCCCCAACCAACAAGGTTTCCTAAAATATTAATATCTGTCCCAGAGGGGGCAGTTTCTTCCACTTCTCCATCAGGGTAAACTATGACATTTTTGTAAGGAGGTATAATTGTTAATTTTTCATCTACAGGATTGGGGGCTTCTTGTGGGAAAATAATGGGAGCGTGATTATATGTTGTACCATTATAAATCTTAGGATTTTGATAAATCCAGATTTGATTTTGATCTCTTCCTGATGCAGAAAAATCATCTATTGAATGCGCGTTTGAAAAATAATTTAATCCAGCTTTCCCAAAAGATATCGCTTGAATAGAAAAATTAGATGTATCAAAAATTCTAGGTGCAACTGCACTAGTATCCGGTGGGATTGTTAACATAGTGCAAATAACATCACCAGCATTATCCAGAATTAAATTATCATCAGAGAAAAGCAGTTCTTGCTTTCCATCCTCATAAGTTGCTGTTATGTCTACTTTTCCTGAAATCATATTAGTATGCTGTGATTGATGTATATTGTTTTGACGAAGGTGAAGGCCCTTCCATTTCTGGGCGTATCTTGTAAGATAGCCTACTTCCTGCTAAACTACTGTTAGTAATACTTCTTGTGTGCGATCCTGATCCTAACTCCCTAAAAAATAATAGAATAGTTCTTAGATCCTTAGGGGAATATTCTTCCGCAAAAGTATTAAATGTTTTATCATACATATTTAGCTCTTCAATTAATAAATAAGATTCTCCGGTATTGTCTGGGAGCATAAACACTTCTATTACATAAGATTGGTTTTCCTTGTGTACAGACCCACCAGTGTACCCCCCAGAAACACAGAAGTTATTAAGTGTATTAAACTCAACAATATTATTTTGCATTAAATCTTTAGATAAATTTTTTATATTTACTAAAGGAACATTTTCCGAAAGAGATTTTAAACATACTGGGTCTAACCCAGACGGTGTTTTTTTCTCGAACACAAACTTAATGCAAATGTCGTTTATTACTTTTGTTGAAGAAATAGAACTTACATCTTGCAGTTCCCAAGTTTTATTTTTAGTCCAAGACCAAAATTTTCCGTCTTCTGGATTTGTATGAATCCAAACGCCTAATGTAGCTCCCCCAATGTAATTACCAAAATCATTACCCACGAATGATGGAATGGTTAGAACAAATTCGTGGTTCGGTAAAAGTGTATTTTCAGTTTTTCTTAAATTAAATCTTAATCGAGGTATACCGACAGCATTTGTATTTTTTATTTTAACTAAATTATTACCTATAGAAAAATTGGTAGTTAAATTATCTTGCAAAGATCTATCTATATTGATTACCGAAAAATAATTTTGTTTTGAATTTCCGGGGGATGTTACAAACTCTACCTGCCTCAAAATGTTGTTATTAACATACTCAACATCGGTTAAGAACACCGAGGTTCCATCATCAATATATTTTTGAGTTAGGTATGTTTTTCCACTATCACTAAATACACCACCATCTTCAGATGTCATTCTAATTTCATTATCATAGGAAGATGTTATGATTTGAGATAGTGTGGGGTTTCCTAAATCAAGTTCAGTAAATAATCCATTAAATATGTGAGGTCCATATGTATGAGATAGTATATTGTACCCACCTATTTTTCTATTGTATTCATCAGGAATCCCATAAGTGTAATATTTGTTAAAATAAGCGAAGGCTAATTTTGATAATCCCCGGCCAAATTCAAAATTAGAATAAACATTAGCATTGTTAAATGCGCTCGCCTCGTTCGTTTTAGATTGTGCTACATCGGCATAATCTGCGAAATCACCAAAGCTCGCCAAGTAAAGTTTATCCGTAAGAGCGGAAGTAAATTTTTCGTATTCTCTATTTGTAATAGTTTTAAATATTACAAAGAATATTGGATGTGTTTCTCCTCTTGTAGCATACCGAATGCAAGTTGAATCATCCAAAGAACTAGCTCCACGACACCTAAAAGTCGTGCTAGTGGTAACTCCATTGTAAGTGGTATTAGCCGTATTATTTTCACAAATTCCATAAACATCAGGAATATTATTATGGGAAGAGACGGGCGTAAATGAATTAGAAGAAGGAATGTATCCTAAAATTTTATAAGAATGATTATTTAAACTTGGCTGATAAGTTGGCATATTAAATCCAGTTCTGTTGTACCAACCATCCTTGGGTAAAATATTTTTTAGATTTCTTCTTCTAAAAGTCGTTCTTGAAATATTGTTAGGGTTATTTGTTGTATAGTTATCATCAAAGAAATAATCAAAAGTTATATCATTTGATTCAAACGATGTTAGGCTCCCCAAATTAGGTGCTGTACTGTAAAACAAATCAAAGGAGTCAGCTAGAGAACTTTGATATTCCTGACAAGTAAAGTCTGCAAAATCAGATTCATCTACACCAAAAACTGTGAGGTTAATATTAGGTATTGAGTGAGCAGGAGATCCACTATGGATTGATCTGGTTAAAAATTTAAAACCCTCAGACAAATTCAATGCAGATTCATATTTGTTGTAAGTAAAATCACTTGCAGCTAAAGTAACATTGAATGTAGAAGACTTTCCATTCCAAAGAGAAATGTATTTGGTTTTTTGCTTTTGAAAATTGTTGACTATTTGATCATAATTCGGAGGAACAGTCGCTGCTGATGTGAAAAATAGCCAGTTGTTTTTATATCCAATATCCGTAAGGGCATCAATGGTGTTGTCTTTAATATACTGCATTGAAGAAGCAGCTACATCTTTATCTACACCAAAACAAACTAATTTTTCTTCAAAGTAATTCAACAACTTTATATCTATTTCACAGTATCTATAATACTTGATTAACTCCCAAGGAGGTATATTTATTTGACGATCCCGATATGTATAAATTGTGTTGGAGTCGAAAGCAGTTGTACCTATCTTAAATTTGTCAGGGAATCTAATGTATGCTCCGAGCAAAATATTGTCAAGAACATATCGAATATTCAAGTCCATGTCTTTGTCTGAATATTCTTGTATCCCCGCTGATTTTGCGGTATCCCTATTCCAAGAACTAAAGCTGCTGAATACTGGAGATTCAGTAGCTAAACAAAAATATAATATGTTTGGGATGTACGACTCATATTGGAATTTTATCTTACTGCTTACATCGTACCCAGTATCACCGAAAACAGAATTTACAACATTGACAAGCCCTTGCATTGTACCTCTAGACTTGTAATATGCAATGGCACTTTTTAGCTGTCTTCTCCAAACTGATTCATCATTTCCGATTAACTCCAACCCAATGAATTGAGCTAATAAAACAAGATTTTGTTTAGAGCAGTTATTTATGTCATATAAGATAGACAAGTTGTCAACATCGGAATTGACATCGTACATTCCATACGAAATTGCTTGCACAAATTTACTGAAAGGTCCTCGCTTTAAAACTTCAACCTCAAAATCATTTAAGTTTAAAAATTCTTGAAAGGCATTTCTTACTCTAAAATCACCTCGATCAATAGTCAAAGGAGAGTAAACTATATCAATTAAAGTTTTCGCCTTGTCTAGTTGTTGAGTTCCACTAGTGTATTCTCCTGTAGATGACAAGAATTGTGTAGGAATCAAATCTAGTGTTTTAGCTGTGCGTAACGATGAATAATTTTTCCAGATAAATTCAGTGTAAGCCTTTATCACTTCATTCAAAGTGATTGGGATACCTTCATATAAATTATCAACAAGTAATCGAGTTAAAAGTGCGGAAGGTTGTGTTGGGTATGTTCCTATCGGGTATTGTGAAGTGTTTAGTGGATAAAGAAGACCTAGGTTCTCAATTAAGTATGTGTGTGCTGACGCAATATTTCCTGTGTTAAATAAATATGTAGGTGAATTAAGTATTATGTTGGGCAAAAAGGTGCCTGAGACAAAATCTTCAAACTCTGATTTTGTTTTAAAATCTTTGAATGTTTTTTGTATTGGGTACAGTAAATTTATTTCAAACTCCGTTGGAGTTAGTTCAGTTAACCCATTTTGTTTTATAAAATATTTGCTAATTCCGCTAAGTGTTGCAAAATCTATCCCCGCTCCACTAGTTTGAACTGTTATTATACTGTTAAAATTTTGAGCTAATTTTATGTGTGAAAAAATTAATTGGTCTACTGGGTTTTGCTCTTCCGAAACCACAAGTTTCTTATCCTCTTCAAAATATACCTTAGGGATAATGTTTTCCAATACTTGATAGTAATTATGTTTATAATAATTTTTAGTATTGAATGGTATATTTTGAATGAATGCCATTAGATAGCCTCCATGTTTATTATTAGATTGTTTAATTGAATAATCTCATTAAATTCTGCGGGGATTATTTCGGGGGTATTGTCAGGCATGCAATATACAACTTCAGGCAAGGTAAACACAAACCTGTTCAAATCAGAAAAAACAAAGTTTTTTCCAAAATCGCAGTTTCTTGGTGAGAAATATTCTAAAACTTTATTCTTTACTTTTAGTTTTATTTCTTCTTCGTAATTTTTTCTAAACTTATCATATTTTACAGTAATTGATAAATCCAAAGATCTAATCAAACCATCAACAACTACGATTTCATCTGTTAACATTTTTACAGGTTGCATCGCATCCAATAAATCTTTTTTCAATTGGACACTAGCGCGTTGTAGTTGTGAGTCAGATGCCACCTGTAAAATGTAAAGATCTATGATATTGGCAGAGCTGTATGCGTCTCTAACAGCAGCCTTAGCTTTTCCAACCGCACCATATTGGGAAAAGAATGTATTCGCAAAAGTAGAAAAATCATCAATGGTGACAAGTCTATTTTGTGATTTAAATGACAAACCAGCGTATTTTTTAGCTTGATCCACTGTCTCAGCATTTTGCCCCCCGGAACCCACTGAAGTGTTGGTTAACACTGCTTCTCTAGTATTAGTATTTGCTGTGTTTCCTGTTGATATAGCAGCTTGAACTACATTGTTTTTTATATTGCCTCGGGATCCCCCACCAACTCTGTAAAGTATTAAATATTCAGAATTAGTTGTTGGCGATTTACCTAAGATGTCATTTCCAAAAAATAAAGTTGCGGCAAAGTTGTCATCATAAGAAACTTCAAAAACTTTGTGACTAGGGCCAGAGGCAAAATATAAATTGTCTATTTGCGTCCATGCACCTGATGAGTCTGATCCTGCATTTGTTATAAACAATTGAATGCTTTTTTCTACAACAGGCCCAGCACCAAGAACTATTGTTTTATTTGCATCTGTAGCCTCAAAAACGCCCTCCTCCACAGCCAAAGATCCTTCTACTAAAACTAAATTACTCCATACTGTGGATGCTTGAGAATCGGATTCTGTAGTTTCTAGAAATAGCGTCGATGATCCATTGAAATCTTCTATAGATCCAGTACCATCTACTTTATACAAAGTGTATGAAACATCTTGCCCGTCTTCAGGAGAC